TGCGCTTGAGGTCTTCAAAGTTCTTCTCCGCCTTTTTCGCCTTGTCCTGGCTGGCCTTGAGGCGCTTTGCCAGATCGGCCTGGTATTCGGCATTGCGCTTTGCTTCAGCGCGCAGGGTGGTGATGGTGGCTTGGCTCTCGGTGTTAGCCTTGATGGCGTCATCCTTGGCCTGGGTCTCGACGCGCTTCTCTTCGCGAAGGTCTTCAACCCGTAGCTGTTGAATGCCGACCAGCAGAAGCCCCACCAGGGCGACGATGATTGCAGCAGCGAAGGCCTTCATGCAGCATCCGCCTTGCGACCGAGGAAGCGGGTCACCAGCTCGCGAATGGCTGTCACGCCGAGGAAGCCGATCGTGCCACCGGCAGCGATCGATAGGCTTGAAGGCCAGGCCATCCACTCAATAACGCTGGACGCGACCAAACTCAGCGATCCGCAAATCAGCGCCTCGAAAATGATCCGGCGCACGCTGGTTTCTTTTCCGTCGTAGATGACTCGAAGCAAGCAAACGGTGATGGCCATGATGACGCCCGCCATTAGCGGATTGCTCAACGCCAGCCAGATCTTGGCCCATGTGTCTGGCTTGTCAGGCATGGTAGGCATCCGGATTACTCCCTCACGGGGAGATTGATAAATCCGGCCCCATCAGCACTCCCGGCCATAGCAACGGGTGTGGTGGAGCCGAAAACGAAAAGCCCCGCACGATGGCGGGGCTTCAGGAAATATTGCGTTGTGGGTAATGCTTGGTGATACCTACCTGTGCCTATTTCGACATTTCACAGTCTTCAAACATAGGTGTTTTGATAACGTCGCCTGCACCAGTGCAAATAACACTGACTGTGACGCCCTTCTTAAGCGTGGCCATCACAGAAATACTTGACTTATCAAACTTGAACTGCGGCCCCAGAAACTGGTTCGAACCGGCCAGAACAAGATAAGGGTTGCCACGGAAGTCGGTGTTGATGTCAGTAACCCGACCCGTGACTTTCACACGTTTACCCTTAAAAAGCGCATCAGCGGCCACTGTATTGTCGTCGTAACTCTTGGCCACTTGAGTGGACGTGTATGTCTTGAGCGGCTCAGCAGGAGCAGAGACAGCAGCAGGAGCGGCAGTAGAAACAGAGCGACTACCCGCACTCGGCGGAGCAGGAGGAGCTGCAACAATCACCAAGATACACAAGATTAGCCAGCCAAAACCTACCACACGAGAAAGGACAGAATGCCCCTTTCGCAGCAGAAACCAGGCAAAAACAATCGGGAAAAACAGAATACCAATTCCAAGAAGCAAGCCAACATTCCGTTTTGCGGGCACATTCACATCGCTCATATCGCTCTCCGTGGCGATCAGTAAAGGCCGACATTCTGGGCCCAAGGATGTCAAATTGCCATACTTGTTAGTCAAGTATCAGCAGGAGCAAGTCCTCCTTACCTTGGAAATCATAAGCGGGCAATCCATAGAAAAAGCCCAGCGGATTAGGCTGGGCTTTCTGAATTTTGTCCAGTAAAAAGCCCGACTCATTGGCCGGGCTCTTTAAGGCGCCTAACTTACTTTGCTTTGGCTACCAACCGAGGAGCTTCGATGCCTCGACTAACGCACGCTGCTTGTAGGCTGTCATCAGCCTCCTTGTAACGGCGCAGCTGCTCCAGCGAGATTTCAAGGTTTGGCTTGATTTCGGGGCCGCTATTGAACGCTTTGTTACTCAGTGCGAACGTCTTCATCTGTTGCTCCTTGGTCGGGGAAAACGGGAATCACGCAATCTTTGTTCCCGTAATATGCCTCTTTCATATGCTGCAAATAATGCTGGTATGACACATCGCCCACTACCAAGCATGCATCAGTTAACTGATTCCAGCCTAGTCGATTTAACATCGCATCGAACAAATCATCGAAAATTTTCACCTTTTGCACAAGTGAAGCTTTCGTTTGATCCGTGTCGCTCAGGCTTTCGGCAAAGCAGTAGTACTCTCCATACGACCGACGTGGGCGGTGGTACATCAAGATCGCAGGCTTGAGCGGCATCAGGGATGTCACATGAGGTGCACGCCACAGCCAAAACCACAACCACAACGTCGCTGCTGCGCTCATTATGTATCGACCAATGGTGATCTCTACTTTAGCCTTCGTATGCACTATCGCAGTGATTAAGGCAAAGAGCACGTCAACATCGCCTCCGCCATTGTGCCTGATGTGGATCTCTATCAGGTCACCCTCGACCGCCGCATTTAGCGCGTCAATCATCGGCATTACGGTTTCGACACTCACGACGCTTTTGAGTTCGATTACTGTGCGCTCAAGCAACTCTTCATTAGCAGCCTTGACCGCTGTAACCACTCCGCCATCCATACTGAGTTTCGCCTTAATCTTGGGCGGGCGATGTTACTCAAGAACAGATGCCACCGCAATGGCATCACGCCATCTTTACAATCGCAAAAAACCCGGCTCACAGGGCCGGGTTTCTTTCGATCCCCTTAACGCGCAGGGATCAGATGATGGATGGCAATTTCGCTCATTTGCCCATCAGCTGTCAAGCGACATCATCCAACAGTTGCTCCCTGTCCAGAATCTCCGTCACATGTATCACTGCGGCCTCCTCCATAGCCGCCAAACACTTGTGAATTCCAAGCCGCCAGCGTCCACGGGTTGAGTCTGGGCGGGCCTCCACGTCCCAGGTATTGATGTCGTAGAACTCGTCCGGAAGGATTGCCACGTCTGTAGAGCGCTTACCCTGCTTACCCTTCATCTTTGGGATAAACCAGACAGTGGTGGCCTTGTAGACAAACAGCGCAGGCGCCGGCGATACGATGCGAGGGATCGTCCGGGAAATTGCTCCTACGCGGCTTCCTTTGCTGGTGGAGTACCGGCCAACTAGGATGTCCCAGTGGGCGGCGCTAAGCTCACGGTGCAGCAGCGCGTGCAGGCAGCAGTCGTAATCGAACTGGTCACGAGCAGAAAGAAGCGCCCTGAACCCGCCTGTCTTAGGACCTGACTCAATAAGCTTCTGCCAGCTCTGCTTGGTCGAGTTGTCGATGTTGTCAGCAGCCAATACTCGAACAATTGCCGACATCACGCTTCGGTAGATCGCTGGGCTGAAGTCAGCCAGCATCTTGCGCGGCAATGCCGCTGTGACGTTACTCATTGCCGTCTCCTAGCTGTTGGTTTGGTGTGGGCTGGGTGCCGACTTGAACTAAAAACCTCCTCCTCGGAAGTGGATACTGATTCACGCTGGAAGCCTCGCAATTCATGGTTTCAGTGGGTAATGCCTCGCCTTCCTGTCTCGCAAATGTCCCACCGTGCAACGCCTCGAAACCTCGCTGGTCGAGATAGGCGTGCCAGCTCTCCAGGGCCTGCCGCTTGAGCTGCTCGGCGGACGTGTGGATGTAAGCCTGGTCGAGATCCTTCATGGCGTGGTTCAGCAGCAGCTCCCCGACCATGTAGTCGACGCCCAGGTCAGTCCAGGCCGTACGAGCCACCTTGCGAAGGTCGTGGCTCGACCATTCGCCGTGGGCAAGGTGCGTGAATAGGGTGCTGGCCTTGGTCGCGCTGAGGGCTTGGCCGGAGCTTCCCGGGAACAGGAACTGCCCGGTATAACCCCTGCCCTGCTGTGCAAGCCGGTACCGCTCGATCAGCGCCTTGACCTGGACGGTGAGTGGCAGGGTGTGCGCCGCTTTGGTTTTGGTGTCCGCCGCCGGGATGAACCACTTCCCGGTGCTGGTGTTGACGTTCTTCCAGCGGGCCAACCGGGTTTCACCCAGACGCGTGCCGTGACAGAGCATCAGTCCAGCCAGCACACACGCCGCCGGCGATTCGTCGAACTGGTCGGCCAGCAGGATCAGCAGGCCAGGCACGTCATCAGAGTGCAGCCGCGCCGCCTTGGCCTTGATCTTCGTCCGAACGAAGTCGGTGAACTCCAGCCCAGCCAGCGGGTTAACGGCCAGCAGGTCCAGGCGATAGGCCTGCCGCACAGCCACCCCCAGGACGCCCCAGACAGAGCGCACGAACGACAGCGCGTAACGCTCCTGCATCGGCATCAGCAGCAGTCGGTCAATGGCCGGCCTGTTCAGCCCAGCCAGCGGCAGTTGACCGAGACGTGGCTGCAGGTGCCGCTTCAAAGCCGACTTAGCACTGGCCTTGCGTTTCTCGGACAGCGCCCGGTCGCGCGTCATGCGCTCCAGGTACCAGGACAGCAGTTCGCCCACCGTGGACCATTTGGTGGCCGTGGACTTAGCAGCAGGATCAGCAGACCGGCGGGCCAGGATGGTCGGCAACGTTGCCAGCATCGTCTTGGCGTTGATGTCCGGATAGTTGCCAGCCTTGCCCCAGGACTTGCCCACCACGACGTGCCACGAGCCTTTGGCGCGGTCCACGGTCGAATAGCGGAACCGAAGCGAAGGGTGCCGGGGGTCGCGCAACTGGCGAACGGCACCAGCCTGATTGCGGCGGATCTCGACGTCGGTCAGTTGAACATGCAGGGTTTTCGGATTATTCACCATGCTTCCTCCGCTGGCCCTTGTACTGCTCGGAGAAGGGTCGACCGATCTCCACCTCTTCCTGGGTGGGTTCACGGCCCGCGAAATTTACGAAGCGCGCGAACTTGCCCTGCTGCTGCACAACGCACGACCCGACCGGCGCGTGCCTGCACTTGGGCATGATCAGCTCGGTCACGCCGTTCTGGCCCTGCTCGTCGTCCATGTCACGGTGGACCAGGATGATGCAGTGGGCGTCAGCTTCGATCTGGCCAGAGTCGCGCAGGTCTGAAGCAATGGGCTTCTTGCCTGGTCGTTTGGTCGAATCACGGTTGAGCTGGGCCAGCAGGATCACCGGCACCTCCAGCTCCTTGGCGATATTGACGATACCGGTCGAGATCTTTCCCAGTTCTGCGGTGCGGTTGAACGCCTTGCCGTCGGAGCCGATCAGGCCGATATAGTCGATCACCACCACGTCGAGGCCGTGCTTGCGCTTGACCTGGCGACAGATGCTCCGAATGCGCGCGACGGTGAGGCCCGACTTGTCGCTGACGTAAAGGGGCTTGTCCATGATCTTGTTGACTGCAGATGTGAGCCGCGGCCAGTCATCATCTTGCAACTGGCCGTTATCGAGCACTTGCAAGTCGACGCTCCCCAGAGACGCCAGGGCGCGGTTGGCGAGCTCCTCCTCGGGCATTTCCAACGAGAACACCATGCCGACACCGAGCCCCGAGCAAGCAATGTGCTGGGCGATCTGCAGGCCGAGCGTGGTCTTGCCGCTGCCGGGAAGCCCGGCGACGATTGTCACGGTCTTTTTGCGCAGACCACGGACCAGCTTGTCCAGGTCGACCAATCCAGTGGAAAGCCCTGACTGGACAGCGCCGTTGAATTTCGCGTCGATGATGTCGATATTCCGAGTCACCACGCTATCCATACGCTTGTAATCCGGCTCGCCGGTGTCCAAGTCTCGTAGATCGGCCATGGCTTGCTGAGCACTGGCGATGATCTCGGCCACCGGCCGGTTTTCATTCGCCGAGTCCCGTACAGCGTCAGCCGCTTCCACCAAGCGGCGTAGCACTGCTCGCTCAGTCACCGTCCTGGCGTACGCCTTCCAGTTGGCGGTGCTTGGCGTGTTCTTCGCCAGTTCCGCAGCGTAGGCAATGGTCGTGCCGCCACTCGGCAGGAACGGCTTGAAGTCGTGAAGGGTGACGGGGTCAACGGGGGCGCCGGTAGCGTGCAGGTCCAGCATGACCTGGAACAGCGCCGCGTTCTCCGGATCGTGGAAATCAGCGGTATTCACGCTGCTGGTTATCGAATCGAACAATTCTCCGTCCAGCATCAGTGCGCCGAGCAGCGCGTGCTCAGCCTCATCACTGTAAAGCTCGCGGTATTCGTTCATGCGCGCCCCCGTGCCGAGGCCCAGGTGAAGCCTGCCAGCAACGCGCCGTTCTCGCGCAAGCGATCAAGTGCCCGAGCCCCGATGTACTGCTCGAGGCTCGGCGTGGCTTTCCCCTCGACGTCCTGCTTCGAAGTGGCGGGCAGATTGGAGATCAGCACAGATGGCCGGACCAATTGATAGCGCCTGTCGATGACCTCATGCAAAACCCCCAGCTCGTACGCGGTGCCCGCCTGGGCGCCAACCTCATCGATCACCAGCAGGTCAAAGCTCGCCAGCTCGTCGATCACGTCGCCCTCGGTGTATCCGGAGTCCCGCGCCATCGAGCGCTTGAAAACCCGGATGATCTCGGTGGCGGTGGTGATCACTGCGATCGCATTCAGGCCAATGACCTGGCGCACGATGCTGCAGGCCAGATGGGTCTTGCCGGTACCTATGTTCCCGGTCAGCAGCAGATTGCGGCCGGCCTGGTAGTGCTGGCCGAAGTCATTGGCGTAGCCCTGGCACTTTTCGAGCGCTTCGGACATGGCCGGGGTAGTGGCGCGATAGGTGGCGAAAGTGCAGTCGGCAAACCGTGGCGTGATACCAGAGCCCACCAGCGCTGCGTTGAGGCGTTCGGCGGCAGCGTGAGCCAAGGCCTGGGTATGCTCGATACTGCCCACAGCGGCCACGCGCAGCCCGTGGAACTGGCACTGCTTGCATGGGCGGGTCAGCATCGACCCATCGAACTGCTCAACCTCGGATCGGTCCACGGCGCCGTGAATAGGGCACTCACCAGAGAACGAACGCATTTCAGGTTGGCGACGGAAGTTAGAATGCTGGTTCATCGTCGCCTCCTTGGTACATGTCGGGTGTGTGGTCTGGCAGGTTATTGAACGCCTGGCCGTTGGCCGTGCCGGGCTTGAGCACGTCCGTCCAGCGCTCGCCGTTCAGCCAGGTGGACGCCATCGGCACGAACTGGCCGTCATCCTTGGTCCAGTCGCGGGAAACACGGTGGCTGCCCAGGGCGGTCATCAGTGTTTGGCGAAGCTCAGCGGATGGCTTGAGTTTCTCCCATGCCTTGCGAGCGTCCTTCTTCGACTTTTTGTTCGGGTACAGCTTCCAGAAAACTTCGAAAGCCTGAATAAGGTCAGCATCACCCATAGGTTTTTCAGTGCTTGCTGCTTTATTCAGTCCTTGCTTACCTTCAATACTTACTAGGGGGGGATTTACCGGCGACGGTTCAACCGGGGCCGGATAATCCGTCGCCGGTGATTCCGACACGGTGTAGGAGCGTCCGCCAAACTCACCACCCTCGGCGCGCTCAAGGAAGATTTTGAGGTAGCCGGCCTGCTCCAACTCGCGGATCAACCCACGAACAGCATCACGGCCTGATGCTTTGCCCAGGCAGTCTTTGGTCTGGCCGATCAGGTGGTGCGTGGAAACTTCCCAGTGGTCAGGTTTGCCAAGGAGGAACACCAGCATTCCGCGAGCGCCCCAGCTCAGGCGCTGGTCCTCGCTGATCGCCTTGTTGAGCAAGTAGAAGTTTCCCTCAGGGCGAGGGGCGCGAATGATGCTCATACGTTGAGCTCCCGCGTTACTCGGCGCACGAAGTCGTCATAGTTCTCACTCATGACGAAGCCCGCCTGCTCCAACATCTCGCGATGTGCCTTGGCGCCTCTGTACATCACCCAGCGCTCGCGCTCCGGCAGATCGGCGAACGAGGCATAGCTCGGCCATGGGCCGACGATTACTGGCGCTGTAAGGGCGTCCTGGGGGTTGGCATGATTGCCGGTAGCAATGTCGTAAGTGGTCATTGCAGCGTCTCCCCCGGCTTACGGCTGATCCGTGCGGCCAATGCCTCGATTGATCCGCCAGATAGGCGCAGGACCAACTGACGCAGAGCGGTGGTAGCGTTGATCGCTTCTACCGCTGCATTGGCGGTGATCGCGGCGTTGCCGGATACAAGAAGCGAGTTGATCGAAATCCTGACCGTATCGCTGAAGTTGAATGCAGCGCACGCCAGTTCGAGGCTGCTGGCTTGGTCGAAGTACTCCGGGCGCAGTGGAGATGTCAGCGCCTCAGTGATCGGGATGTTCATGTCCGGCGGCTCCTGCCCCGCCAGCAGGCACTTGCCAGCAATCGCCCAGTGCTCGTCGGAAATCTTCTTGGCATCGCCGCCAGTCTTGCGCTCAAAAAGAACCTTAAGCGCCCAATACGCTTCGATCAGACCGACATACACGTCATCACGGACCTCAATAGCGCCGCCACCCTCGACAAACTCCGTCGCGTCCTTGACGCACTCGAAGCACTTCAGCAGGAGCGCGGCATCGGCGAATTTCTCGAAGAAGGCCTGGTCGATGGTTTCGGCGGCGGGAGTCTTTGGGAAATCGATTACTTTGCTCATGACTTGGCCTTCTGGACCAGGCGGAACCGGCCCTCAAAATATGGGTGGGTCGCCTGGGTGGCGGTGACCATCGTGGATTCAGAAACAAACCGGTGGAATGCGGCCGTGACATGGCTTTTTGACCAGACCAGGTATTGGGAGCCAAGCGCTTCCTCGTGGCCGTTGCGGACCATTCCCGCGGGGTTCGGCTGGTTTGGCCACACCTTCAGCACGTAGTCGACGACTGCGCCGGACAGGCCGTGGCGCGCCAGCATCGTTTCCTTGATGCGGGTCAGCGACTGGCAGTTCTGCGGGCAGTGATCCCAAACCGTTGTCTGGCTCAGGTCCTCGACGCGGCGCTCTATCCGCTCGAGCGCCACCTGTTGCTCACGCTGCTGACGCTCGACCGCCACCAGGTGGTTCGCATTGGCGGCGGTGATCTCGGCTTGGGTCATTGGGCGAGCGGCCTGCCCTTCCAGATCGTTAAGCCGACGAATCACTTTGTGCCGCAACGGGATGCTGTAGCCGGTGATCAAGGTTTCGGTCAGCTCCTTGTCGAGGTGGTACTCGATCTGCTCCCGATTCATGCTGTCCAAATAGATGCCCCCAAAACTGGGGATATCTTGTTTCAGCTCGGCAAGCATGTTTTCAATGTCGCGCTTGACGTGGTCGTGACGCTTTTCGGTCAGCTCGGCAATTTCACGCGAGGTCATGGTGACGGCATCGCCGCCTTGGAATTTGGCGATGGTCATGGGTTCACCTTGGAATTTATGGCAGCAAGTAAAGACGCGTCGGTACGCTCCAGATTCTCGTTTGCCATCTGGACAAAGCAGCGCATGGGTATCGCGTCAAAGCTCGATCCGAGCATCTCAGCGGCAGACTCAAGCCAGTAGGCGATCTCGCTCATGAACCCAGTACGCTGACCTTTCAGGGACTGCATCTCCTCTTCCGTGGTGACCATCTTGTTATCCATTGAGGCGAGCACACTTCGAAGATGGCTGCTGCCCAGCCTGCAAGGGTTTTGGCGCTCGTCGCGCAAATACTTCATGAACATGCGGGCAGCCACACGCCCAGCATCAACGCCACCGAAGAATCCGCCGGTGAGCGGAACGTCCCAGTTCGAGTGATACTTGCTGTGGTCGCGACCAACGAACGGGAGGCGACTCCACGCGCACGCTGCGGCATCCTTAGAACGAAGGCCGGTTTGTTTGCCCTTTGGTAGCGGTCGTTTGGATTTCGGGATAGTCATTGGCCGCCTCCGACATGGATTGCGTCATGTGCCGCCCCAGCGTGACGGTGCGGAAACAGGAAGTTCCGGCTACGAAACGTCACCATCTCTATGCGCCGCTCAATTTCTGTGGCTAGAGGGTTCTCGAAGCCGCCCAGCGCCGGGATTACCTGCAGCATCAGGATTGACTTGAGCTCTCTGAAAGCTGCACGAGCCTCGTTCATTCGCGCCATGTCCTCGGGCGTTAGGACAGCATCATCCAAAAGCTCCCCTTCGAGGTGTTCGATAACTGAGAGAGAGGTAGTCATGGCTGCACCCCAGAGTTGCGCGCCACGTTTTCGGATTGCACAGAATGTGGCGAGTAACCTTCGTACGGCCCAAACTGCCCAAGGCGCGCGCAAAGCTCGTAACCTGGGCGCTCTGCTGAGCGGACAGACTTGATGAGGTCGGTCATGCGTTCATCGGCTCGAAGAAACTCTTCGAACTCCGCAGACCAACCAGCAGCCCAGATGATGCGAACTGAGCGGGGGGAGACCTCCTGCTCCAAAATCGACTTGAGTTCTCGAGCAATGGATTCATCAAACACGCCCGGATATGAGCGTTTGAAACCAGCCTCTTCATAAACGACTTGCACCTCGAAATAGGTGAAGCCAGTTCGGTCGGACAATGACCGTGGCAGGTGTTGCGCTTTTGGGAGCGCGGTGGTATTTTTTGGGTGTGACATATCGTTCTCCAGAACGAAGAAGTACATAGAGCCCACGCCAATGGGCTATTTGAGAACCCGGCCGCCAAGCCGGGTTTTTTGTTGCCTGCGATTTACCCAGGCCGCAAATTGGTACCGGGCCAAGCCGTGATACTGTTTTGATCCCACTCGAAACGACGGTCACGGAGACCTGGTATATGAAGTTGAATAGGCAGTTGCAGCATGCACTTTTGGAAGAGTTGCGAGACTTCTACCCACGCAGAAGTCAGTCGGCATATCAGTTGGACGGATATACCCAAGTTGAATGCATCAACAACCTTGTTTACTTGGAAGAGCAAGGCTTGGTTGATAGCGGAGTGACTGTCGGCTACCACGGTGGGTCCGGAACAATCACGCAGGCACGGATCACGGCTAAAGGAATGGATTTCCTTGAGCACGATGGAGGTGTAGGAGCAGCTCTTGCCGTCGTAACCGTTAAGCTCCATGAGGACACCCTACGTCAGTTAATCGAGGCAAAAGTCCAGGCGTCGAACCTTCCCGAAGAGCAGAAGAACGGGATTCTGAAAGCTCTGCGTGAAGCTCCTGGCGAGACCACAAAACAGCTGATAACGAAACTAGTGGACCTCGGCATGGAGAACGCGCCGAAAGCATTCCCGCTAATTCAAACGTTGCTACAGTCCGGCCATTCCTGAATTCGTCTGCATTACGGGCTCGTGTGAGGCACAGGTAGCCAATCAGAGCGCCTAGTCCCCATAGCTCCACGAACGCCTCCTCCACATCCAGATCAAGCTGTAGGAATAGCTCCGTGCTGGATGTGGATTTGCGCTGGGCTAAGGCGATCAAGCAGGCAGGGATCATCACGCCACCTCGATACTGGATGGATTACCAGAGGTCTTGCCAGACTGCTCAATGCGTGAGACTTGGGGCACCATTTGGTTCAGGGTTGGCGATGCTTCTCGATAGAGATCGGGCCGTAGATCATGACGAGGAATGCCAGTCACACTCTCAATCAAAACGACGTGACGAGCCGGAACGCCGCGCACCTTCCAGTAAGAAACGGCCATCGGCGTTACACCTGCCAATTTCGCAAGCGCAACGGCTGATCCCGCAGCGGCAATTGCTCGCTCAAGCGGAGAAGGACTCATAGGCACACCGACGCATGGTTATAAACGTAAATCAACAATACGTTTATTTAATAAACATCGCAACCCCGGTAAACTTTACGTTTATGAATACTCAACACTCTGGCTACCGCCTAAAAGAAGAGCTCCAGCACCAGGGAATAGCGCAGGCTGAATTCGCGAAATCCATGGGCGTAAGCGCTCAAACGCTTAACAATTGGTTCGTCCGTGGTGTTCCCGGCCGATGGCTCATACCTGTCGCCAAGATGCTCAAGATCGCCATCACCTGGCTGAATACTGGCGAGGGTCCGCGACATTTGTTCGGAAAGGGCGAAGGCGATTTCGACTTGCAGCACCTGAGGTCTTGGGATGATCAGGCCCCGCTGGACGACGAAGAAGTAGAGGTGCCCTTTTTACAAGAGGTCGAGCTCGCCGCAGGCGCGGGCAGATTCTCAATCGAAGAAAGCTCTGACTCCAACCTTCGTTTCAGCAAGAAGAACCTCAGGGATAACGGAGTTCAGTTTGACCAAGCCAGGTGCGTGACAGTACGCGGAAACAGCATGACGCCCGTGTTGAGAGATGGGGCGACGATTGGCGTTGATCTCGGCAAGACGAAATTCGGCGATATCATTGACGGCGACGTCTACGCCATAAATCACAACGGTCAGCTGCGCGTGAAACAGCTATATCGACTGCCATCAGGAATCCGGCTGCGCAGTTTTAACCGCGATGAGCATCCTGATGAAGACTACAGCTTTCAGGGCATCCTTGATGAGCAAATCAGCATCATTGGACGCGTGTTCTGGTGGGCTATGTACGCCAAATAAGCATCCCCCAATTGAAGCCCGCTGCATGCGGGTTTTTTTGTGCCTCAAGAATACAGATAAACAAAAATGTTGATTTGTTTATAAACATATTGTTTACTTCCTCCATCGCACTTCAGCATGGAGCTTCACAACATGAGCACCAACACCCTGACTGCCGGCAATTGGCAAGGCAATCTAAAGATGGGTCTGGCTCCTCGCGAGCTAGAAGCCACTTTGTGGGCTGCAGCCGATCTGACGGTGAAAGAGATTGGTCGAGTCATGGGTATCAGTCCGAATACCGCCGAGAAGCGCCTTGAGTCTGCGCGATTCAAATTGGGCGCCAAGACAATGCGCGGCCTGGTCGTTGAATGCATGAAACGGCAGATCATCACGCCGATGGTGATCATGCTGTGCATGGTGCTGACCGCCCAGCAAGCCAATACCGAACAGTTCGGCCGCATTCGCCGCCCAGGCGAGCGCCGCACTGAAACACATGTGGCCGTCCGCCGCATTGAGGCCGCTTTAACCGTTTAACCAACCATGATTTTTGCGAAAGCCAACAACGCGGCCGGGATTCGTTCGGCCGAAAAAGGAGCAATGCATGCTGATTCTCACACGCAAGCCAGGCGAAACCATCCGCATCAATGACGACATCTGCATCAAGGTGCTTGGCGTTAGCGGCCAACAGGTACGTTTGGGTATCGAAGCCCCTAAAGGTATAGAGGTACATCGCGAGGAGATCTACCAGCGCATTAAAAGGGCACGGACTAGCGAACAAGAGGTAGAGCCATGCTCCAGACAATCCAACTGACGCTAATCGTCGTTCTGTTCGTAAGGATGCTGGTGGTTCCCGAAGATCCGCCTGATGTAGCCGATTGCGTTCCAGTGATCGAGAAGCAAACCGCCCCTGGCTCAGCGCCTAGCTCACGGCATATTCAGAATGATGAGAGGTACCAGCTATGAACCGCCGCAACGGTACCAAGGCCCAGCGCCTGATCGAACTGTTCAACGCCCTACAGCGCCGAGAAACCACCTTCGGGCAGATCTACGCAATGTCGGCGTCGTGCGGGATCGACGCGCGCCGGGTGCTGGCTGACCACTTCCGCGGGAGTTCAAGCGATGGGTAAGTGGGATGTCGCGACACAGTTCGCGGATAACGAAAACGTGTCGCGACACGCGGAACGGTGAAGGTATGCGCTATGTGACCGTCAGGAAATTTGCCAGCGAGTCTGGCTATACAGAAGACGCGATCCGCTCAAAGATCCGTGACGGGATCTGGCGGCTCGGTGAGATATGGATCAAGGCGCCGGATGGCCGGACGCTTCTCGACGTAGAGGGATATGAGTCATGGGTAGAGGCGGGAGGGGAGTTCGGGCAGTCTCCGATTCGAGTATCGAAATCACGTTCATGTATCGGGGCGTCAGGTGCCGCGAGCGGATCACGCTCAAGCCCACCGCCACTAACCTGAAGAAGGCCGAGCAACATAAGGCGGCGATCGAGCACGCAATATCGATCGGTACCTTTGAGTACTCGGTGACCTTTCCTGGATCTGCCAGGGCGGCGAAGTTTGCGCCCGAGGCATCCCGTGAGACCGTCAATGGTTTCTTGACCAGATGGCTGGCGGCTAAGGAAAAGCACGTTGCCAGCAGCACCTTCGACGGTTACCGGAAGCTGGTCACGCTTCGATTAATCCCTGCCCTGGGCGACACTATGTTGGTCGATCTGAGACGGAAGGCAGTGCGCGATTGGCTCGACACCCTAGAGGTGAGCAACAAGACGCTCAGCAATATCCAGAGCTGCCTGCGCTCCGCACTTAACGATGCCGCCGAGGAAGAGCTGATTGAGCTGAACCCGCTGGCTGGCTGGACCTACTCGCGCAAAGCCGCGCCGCCGAAAGAGGATGACGTCGATCCATTCAACCCCGAGGAACAGCAGGCCGTTCTGGGCGCCCTCTCCGGCCAGGCTCGCAACATGATGCAGTTCGCTCTCTGGACCGGCCTTCGCACCAGCGAGCTCGTGGCTCTGGACTGGGGCGATATCGACTGGCTGCGCGAAGAAGTGATGGTGAGCCGAGCGATGACCCAGGCAAGCAAGGGGAAGGCGGAGACTACGAAGACAGCCGCCGGACGCCGAAGCGTGAAGCTGCTCCGACCCGCGCTAGAGGCGTTGAAAGCACAAAAGGCACTCACGTTCCTGGCTGACGCCGAAGTTTTCCAGAATCCACGCACCCTTGAGCGCTGGGCGGGCGACGGGCCGATCCGGAAGACTATGTGGGTACCGGCGATGAAAAAGGCTGGCGTCAGATATCGGCGCCCTTACCAGACACGGCACACCTACGCGTCGATGATGCTATCGGCCGGCGAGCATCCAATGTGGGTGGCGAAGCAGATGGGCCATACGGATTGGACTATGATTGCCCGTGTGTATGGAAGATGGATGCCATCAGCGGATGAAGCTGCCGGACACAAAGCTGAAGCTATATGGGGGAAAGTTGACCTCACCGCTGAGTTCAGAATTAGTCAGAAGTGAGTTCTATAGTCATGTGACAACCAACATATGGATAGCATTGCGTAGTAATCACTCAATTATCGTACGATAACTTTAGTGAAACGCGACCACCAACAAGCAGTGGTCGCAACCAACTCAGCAAGCCTGCTCACCCACTAACTGAGAGTTACCATCAACCAAATAAACATCTTTGTAGTCATTACCCATGACTTGATGTTTTTGCACAACACCATTACCAAAGGAAATAGTAACTACCTTACAGGAAGGACAAGAGTTATAGACTCTAACTGACCCAAATGGCGCGCCAAGTATGTATTTGCAACATTGCAGGAGCGACGGTGATGCCGAACTATTATTAGAATTCGATGGTTCTTCGCCTGATACGCCAGAGCTCAAACCATCATCAGCGATTTTCTGATAAGACTGCTCATCGGACGAGGTCAGGCAGCTATAACCCGTCTCCTGCCATCCGCCTCCACTGCATCGTAACTCTCTCCCATTGGAGCATATCAAGGCGCCTTCGGAGTAACTAGTTCCATTGTTTGTGCATGACATAGGCCATCTCCTAGATTGTAGTTTTATCCAAAACATTCAAAACAGAGAGACCAGTTTGATCTTAGATACTCGAAAAACCAGCTAAAATCATCTTGATCTCAGCAACGTGCTGCGTATCGCCAGCGTGCTGAAGTCTAGACCACTGGCGGCAAAGCGTTCGAATGACAGCAATATGGCAGCCTAGAGGTTGAAAGCCTTGCAATAGAAGGGTTGGATGCGGGTTCAAATCCCCCCGGCTCCACCACTTGATCAACTAAAGACGTCCACGGACGTCTTTTTTTGTGCCTGAAACCCAGCAAACACAATGTTTTTATGACCGCTTTGCGCTTTCTAGCGCTTTTTGAGTTCCAGACGCTTTGGTATTCCATTGGTATTCACGGCTGCCCAGCACCAGTCTTGGGAAAGCCCCCCTGCCCTTGTGAAGACGACGTTCTCCGAATTTATCTCCAGCAGAGGCCCAACCGGGATACAGCGCTAAAAAGGTACAGACGCAATTCACTCTGATGCAGGAACTCTACGCAACATCAACATTGCAATGAAAACCGCACCGACTGTCCCCACCGAGATCATCAGCCCATGCTCGCTGACATAGGACACTGTGGCGCCCGTGGCAATGGGACCCAATACGCTACCCAAGGTGTAGAACATCGCAATCGCCGTCATGGCGGTGGACACTTGATGTTCGCCCACCCGGTCTCCCGCCTCGATCACTGCCAGGGTGTTCATGCCGCCAATGGCGCCCCCCCAGAGGAACACGGTAATCGTCGCCAACCAAGGGAGCGGCTGGCTGAACGGAATAGCGAGGGTGCCCAGCAACAGTATCAAGCCGCAGATTAATTGACCGACCTTGTAGGAACTGCGGTCGGCCATCCAGCCGATCGGCAGTTGCAGGACGGTGCCTCCAATGCCGAACACCGATATCAGCAGGGTGGCGGCGGTCAATAGATAACCGGCCGAGAGGCTGTAGCCGGCAAGGAACGATACGGATGAGGTTTCCGAAAAGCCTGCGATAAACGCACCACACAGCGCCGTGGGGATGACGCTGAATAACTTGCCATGGCGTTTTTCCGCCGGGGTTTGCGGTCGCGTATCGTAGCCCTTGAGGGTTAAGGCCAGCGCGCCGGATAACAACACGATCACGGCACAGGCGTAGTAAGGCGCGGTACTCCCGACGCCGAATACCACCAACAGCAGCGGGCCAACGGCAATACCCAGGCCCATCAAGGTCTCATGTACGCCGATCGTCCGGCCGCGCTCGTCTTTCGAGGCGACCGCGAGGATCCACGTATCGCAGGCAATCCAGCGCAGGATCAAGCCAATACCGAGTACGAAGTTCAGCGAAAAAATCAGTACCAAATGGGTAGTCAAGGTCATACCGATCAGCGCGGCAATCGTCAGCGCTGCGCTGAGGATATTCGTCCTGACGAGCCCCAAATGGGCCAGTAAGCGCGGAACCCATTTGTAGAGCAGCAGGATCGCCAACCACGAGGCACTGACAATCACCCCGATCTTTGCCGGCTCGACCCCATGCTGATCCAGCGAAAGCGACAGCAGCGGAGTGACGGTACCTATCTGCACGATCTGTGACAGGGCCGAGAGCGTGTTTATCTTGGTGAGCGCAAACCAGCGTTGTTTGTCGGTGTACTCAATACCGGTATTTTCCATTCGTGACCGACCTTGGCTAGACAGCGCTAAAGTGTTCGAACAACCACGGGCAGAGCTCACCTTCGGGCTTGTGGAACAGCGCACTGATGGTGCCCAGAGGCGTCCAGTCGGCCTGGATGCCTTAGAGACTTTCGAGGAAGGGTAGAGCAATTTCCAGCACCCGACGATGATCCATCTGTTCCGGCTCGACTATCCCGCGGTGAAGCATGTATTACGCACCGGTCCCCCGAGCCCCTGCTGATTCAAGCAAGCGAAACCCTCGCCTCACTCAACGCCATGACCACCGACCAGGCCTTCGGGTTCGAAGGTGCCAACCGTCACAAGCTACTGGCCACCTAACAATTGATCGTGCCAGGTGAACTGATGGTCGAACGAGTGCTGGTACTCACCCAAGACGCGCGCGCATTCCAGTAACAAGAAAGGCCGAGTCGCATTCAGCGTCTCGGCCTTTTGTTGTCATACATCCACCCTGCTATTTTCCAGTCTTAATCATTATCAACTCCCAAACCAGCAAGTTAGCCAACTAACTATTTTCAAACATCCGCCTGAATAGCTAATCATCCGCGTCGCTATTGCTTTAACGATAAACCCCTCGATTATTTTTATTTCACATATATTTTACATTCCCCCACATATGCTAATGTCATTACGACATCAACGCTGTTCCAACCAGAATCAAGGGGTGTGTATGGCAGGTGTAATGGCATCCGTTAACAGCCGTACACAACTGGTCGGTCAGAACAGGCTGGAATTATTGCTATTCCGCTTCAACGACCAACAGCTGTACGGAATCAACGTCTTTAAAGTTCGGGAAGTTATCCGCTGCCCCAAGTTATCTCTACTACCAAAGTCTAATAACAACATTTGTGGCGTTGCCAATATACGCGGCGCTTGCATTCCTATTCTAGACCTCGCGATGGCAACGGGGCTGCCCGGGATCACGGATAAAGAAAGCGCCTTTATTATACTTACGGAGTACAACAACCGCGTTCAGGGCTTCCTGGTGTATGCGGTTGAACACATCGTCAATTTGAACTGGGAAGATATTCATCCGCCCCCCAAGGGCAGCGGCGACAACAATTACCTGACGGCCGTTACCCGTACCGATGATCGTCTGGTCGAAATCATCGACGTGGAAAAGGTGCTGACGGAAATCTCGCCCTCGTCCGAGGAAATATCCGTCGGCGTGGTGGATGACGCGGTCACTCAACAGGCCAGGCATCTGCGTGTGTTGACCGTGGACGACTCGATGGTGGCGCGTAAACAGGTGACCCGCTGCCTGGAGACGGTAGGCGTCGAGGTGGTCGCCTTGAACGATGGGCGCCAGGCGCTGG